TTATTCCTCTAAGATATTTGGTAACAAAAAAGGTCCTGGTGATGCTTTATCTAGAAACGTAGCTTATAAGTTATGGCAAAAGATTCATGTTAAACCATTAAAGAATCTTTATTTATGGAAAATTCTTGGTAGGGAAAAAGATATTAAAATTGACTACAACAGTAATAAAGAAGTTGAAGTTGGAACTCGTGCTATTATGACATGTGAATCTCCAATTACTTATTTACTAATGTGGATGGCACAAAAATTTACGTATATCCTTTCATATACTGATTGGGATTCAACTTTTAATTTAAAAGGTGAATTTAATGCAAAGAAAACATTTAATCTAACTAAGCGCGCATTAGATTATGATTATGTTATGGAAGCCGATTGGTCTTTTTATGATTCAAATATTGATACTCACTTTCTTGAACTTGGTGCTGCTTTACTTTGTAATGCAGTTCCTAATTCGAAATTGAATAATAATATGGTAACTACTTTTATTATGTCAGTTGTTACAAAATATGTTATTGTACCTCCTGGTATTGTAATCGAACTAAATAGAAGTCAACCATCAGGTCATCCTGCTGGTTCACTAATAAATTGTTATGTTAATTTAATTTATTGGTGTGTTATTGGATATAAAATCTATGGTGACAATTACGCTGACAATATGCATATTGAAGTTTACGGTGATGATACTCGTGCATTCTTTAAGGATCATAAGAATCTAGTAAATATTGATAAGTATATTAGTGAATGTGGATTGAAATCTGATTTAGTGTTGCCGAATATGCGTTCAACCAAATTTAAATGTGATTTAGATAAAGATATTGACTTTTTAAAACGAAGATTTGATGAAAATACACTTGTATGGAATCATAAGAAAATGTTTGATAAATGGATATATCAATCAAAAAATCGTAATTTAAATGATCAAATATTGGTTGTTCTATCATATATTCAAACTGTTCCTACAGATACTGAACTTAAGAAAATTGTTAAATTATTTATAAAATGGATTACTTATAATTATTCTGATCAAATCAGTTATAATACTAATAAAGTAATTGAATCAGTTAATCTATCATTTGATGGAGAAATAGAACGTACTAAAAAGTTTAAGTTTGAATTTGGAAATCAAGTAACTTTAAAAGGTTATGAAGAACAAATCATTCTACACTCATTTAGTTCCTACAGATATGAACAAATTCCAGATGACAGAAAACTTCTACTTAATTTTAATTTAAGTAAGCATCTACTTCTTTATTATTTAGGATTAGATTATAATCAGCTTACTGAAGCTTCAATTAATGATTTTTCAGGTGTAAACCGTCCTCCACCTATTTTTAAAGAAAATATTAAAATAATTATTAGAAATAGTAGAAAAT